CCTTGGGCGATGCCGGACACGACGTTGCCCGTCGCCTGCCCAAGCTGGCCCCACACGCCACCCCCGCCGGAATTGTCAGGCGGGCGCACGTCGGGATGGGGGTTGCCCGCGTTCAGCATGATCGCCTTGGCCTGTTCGTCGGTCGGTGGATGACCCGCCGCTATAAGCCAGGCAATCGTTGCCTTGGGATCATCGCCGCGCGCAATCCGGGCCTGTAATTCGCTCTGCACAGCTGCATCGGGCAAAGGCGTTTGGGTCGTGCCAGCCGCCTGTTCAGCCAAGGGGCCGGCGGCAATCTTGAACCCCTCGATTGCCTGGCGGCGGGCATCGGCCTTTTGCGCCAGTGTTTCCGCGCTATCCCCCGGCGCGGGAAAGAAGATATTGTATTGGCGCGTAAATTCCTGTGGCGAAATGGCCGCGCCCGACTCTTGGCGAAGCGATGCCGCGATGAAGTTCTCTTGCGCCTGATCGGCCTTCTGCCGGTCTGCGGAATTGACAAAGGTGTTTTCCACCCCCGGCAACATGTTGTGAAGCGTCTGCCGTGGAAGCGAACGAGCGCCGCGATCTGATTCCGGGACGGCGCTGAAGGCTTTTTCGGCCTCCATCATACGCCCGAGAAAACCCGCCGACTTGGCTTGAAACTCGGTTGGCTTGGTCGCCGCCTTCGCTGACAATTCCGCCGCCGCCGCTTGGCGCTGGGCCGTCTTGTCCGCCCTGTCAGCTGCCCGTTCCGCACGGTCGGCAGCGTCGCGCTGCAATTGCTGGTCTTCCTCCTTGTACGGATCGACGGGCTTGGGCGCGCCAAGGATTGGCACCGGGACCGGATCAAATGCGTCGAACGGATTAGCCATCTATTATCCTTTCGACCCACGCTGACCGAAATAAGGCACCTTGTGATACCCTGGGAGCGTGACGTGAATGTGGTCGCCTTCGTTGAGATACCGCGCTTGGGGGCCGAAATAGCCGCGCAACGCATTCTCGCTCGTGCCAACATAATCGACCGCATCGCCGTCGAGATGATGCGAGTGGGGCGCGCCGCCGACCGCTCTGTTGCCTTCGATCGTGCGGCGTCCGCTCGTTACCGTGCCCGGTGCCTTGAACGGGTCAGGGAAAGCTGCGCGGGGCTGGCGACCCCGCACCTCCCAACACCTGAGCAGCCGCGCCCGCGCCATATTTCTCGTCAAAGTGCGCGGCGAGCGAGGGGTTTGAGCGAAGCATCTGGATCGCGGCAGGGGGAGGCCCGCCAGTTGTCGCCGCTGCGCTTGGCGTTACCCCGGACCCATCGTTGGCATGGACTAGCTCGGTAATGCCACCCGTGCGCTTGTCGAAACGATAGACGCCAGCGCCGGGCTGGCCGGGGACAACCTGATAGGGCGACGATTCCGGCTTCTGTGGCTCGAATGCATCCGCCGCCGCAATCAGCCCTTGGGCGTATTGCTGTGTCGCCGGATCGTTCCAGTTGCGAGGAACATGGGTGACATCAATCCCGAGGTTTTGCGCGGTCGATAGCGCCTGGTCCCAGCTCGCCTGATCCTTGGGCTGCAACTGGCGAACGATTTGGGCTCCCCGGATAATGTTGTCGCGGTTCGCCTCAAGGGCCGCTTGGTGTTCCTTGCGAAGCCCCGTTGCCGTTTCCGCTTGCTGGGCGCGGGCCTTGAGCGCCAACATCGGATCGACCGCCGCCAGTGCGTTGATCGAATTGGGATCGTTGGGGTTTGTCGCGTACTGACGCAGTGCCCCATCAAGCGCGTTTTGCTTGCGCGCAGCCCCTGTGCGGTCCCATCCGGCGCGGAACTGATCGCCGATGTTGTTGCGCTCAAATGACGCGTTGAATCCGCCCCAATCAAGATTATCGAAGGCCATCCTAAATCTCCACCCGGTGCGTCGTGTCAGGATTGGCGAGGGCATATTCGGCGGTGACGAACTGCCCCGTCGCATTGTCCCGGTATTGGTAGGTCAGGCTTTCCAGCCGTGCGATTTCAGCCTTGATCGCTTCCACGTTGGCCTTGAAGCCGGGCTGCCCCTCGCGGGCTTTCAATTTGGCCTGAAGCCGTTCGATCTCGTCCATTACCAGCGTAGCGCGTTTTGGTTGACGGTGATGTCGCCGACTGGCGGCAAGGCGGCGCGCGGCGTGTAGCTGGAACCGAACGCGGCATTAGCGACACTGCCGATCCCGTTGGCAATGCCTCCGTAAAGGTTGGCGTTGGCCTGCCCGGCGGTGAGCGCGGACTGTGCCGCAACTCCGCCCGCCATGTTATTGTTCGCGCTGACGCTGTTGGCATAGCCGGTCCCGACACCCGCAACCGCCCCGGCGCCAGAAAGCCCAACCGCCTGCTGGTTTGACAGCAGCCCCAGATAGTCCTTGAAAAAGCCGGTCGCGGTATTCTGGCCGTAGGTTTGCAGCGCCTTCAACGCCGCTCCGGACTGAAGCGCCCCCTTGGCCGCATAGCCCTGGTTGATACCCTTGTTGCCTTGGTCGATCTGGAACTGATAGCCGGTCGAACCGAGGTAATTCTTGAACGCCGCATCATACGGCGAGCCCGCTGCTGTGCTACCCGTGCCGGGGGCGGGGCCAGCGGGCGCAGCTTGTGCCTGTTGTTGTTGCTGCTGATACGTTGCGGCGAGGGCCGCATTCTGGGCAGCCCCATACGAACCGGGGCCGGAGCCGAACAGCCCGCCGCCGTTAAAAACCGGGGCGCCCTGTTGCAGCCCCCCGAGTGCACCAATGACATGGCCAAAACCGCTATTCACCGGGACGTTGCCGAACAGCCCGCCGCCGCCATAAGTGCCTCCCGTTGTACCGGCCGGGACCGCCGGGCCATATTGCTGGGTTCCTTGCGCCGGGCCTGCCTGCACCGATGGACCGCCCAACCCGAGCAAAGCGTTGATCGCATCGCCCGCCGAGTTGCCCCTGTTGACGTAGGGTGAAAGAAGCGCCTTGTTCTCGCCGTAGATCTGCGATTGCAGCGCGTTGTTCATTTCCGCCGTTTGCGTCGCCGCATCCGCCGCCTTGCTCGCGGCTTTCTTCTGCGCCGAGGCACTAAGTAGCCCGCCGCCGATCCCGGCAGCAGCGCCGATACCCGCCGCAATTACGACTGGAGGCATGGTTCATTCTCCAACAGAAAAAGTTCGTTCTCGCCGTTGCGCGTCGCAACCAGCCCTTCGGACTTCCAGCCCATCAACCGGGTGAACGTTCGCACCTTGCGGTCATTTTCCGGGACGAGTGCCCAAAAGCGTTTCGCGCCCCGCTCGCGCATATAGTCGAGCATCGCATGGCCGAGGTCCAAAGCGGCCCGCCCGCGAACGCTGAAAAAGACGTGAACCTCGTAAGCCCCCGGCCCGCGCCACGCGAACATTGCGCCGCTGTCTCCGTCAACCAGGCAAACGTGCATCGGCTCGGCAAGGAACTCGGCAAGGTCAATTCCGGGAAAGGACTTTCCCGCGACGGCGTTGACTGTCGCGGGGTCCGTCTCGCGGCGAATCATATATAAATCGCATATGCGCCGGGCGGCAGGACATACCCCCCCGTCAATGGGGCTCCCGCCGCCGCCGGGGTCATTACCGAGCCAACGACGTGCCGTGGTTCGATTTGCGCCGCCGTGGTTGCGCTAGTCGTCGAGGCATAAGTTACCGCGCCGCCCGCGCGGCTCGCCTGATCGTAGTAGATATAATATTTCGTCGAATATGCCAGGCCCGTTAGCGTTCCGCTGTTGACCGACACGCTCGTTATCGTGCCGTCGGCGTGCGGGTAATAGCGGGTGTGTGCGCTGATCGTGATTGTAACGCTCGCGCCTGCGTCGGTGGCCGTGATCGTCGCGCCACTTACATAGCTGTTGGCTAATTCCTGCGCCAACGTGATCGCCGTCGCGGTCGTTTGCGCGGTCGTCGCCGCCGTGTTTGCCGTTGTCGCCGAAGTTTGTGCAGTAGCGGCGGCGGTGTTCGCCGTGTCCGCCGAGGTCTGCGCGGTGGCGGCGGCAGCATCGGCGGCAGCGGCAGCAGCGTTGGCGGCATCGGCGGCGTCTTGCGCGGCCTGAATCGCAGCCAACTGATCGGCCAGCGAAGTGTAGGCAGCTTCGATCTGCTCGACCAGCTTTTGCCATGTCACCGCGAATGGAAGGGTTGCGCTGCCATCCTTGGTCGTGATCGGTTGCCCCGGCGCGAGGCGTTCGAGCTTAATTCCCACGCGACCGTCCCCCGCCATCCTCGTTGGTCAGGACATTGGACAGCCGCACCGATACCGGATCGGAAACCCGGAACTTGAATACTGCGCCGGGAAAATCGAACATGCCGAGACGCAGCCAGCGAGGGCGGGCTCGGTACTTTCCTTCCGCTCCCAGCTTGGCTGGGCGCCATGCCGACCACGTCACCCCGGCATCGCGCGACAACGCCATCTCAATAACCGGATCGGACCCTTGCCCGGTGAGCAAGGTCGTGTGACCGACACTGACATCGACCGCCAAGCTATCGACGACCGCCGTACCGCCCTTGAGCGGTGCCGCCGCCGTGAACTCGCGGACCAGTTCGGCGCCGTTGTCGGCATAGCCCGAGAAGGTCCACAGCTTGCCTAACACATCATCGCCGAGCAGGATCGTCAAGCCCTGAGCCGTGGCGCACTGCCCCGCAAAATTGGCCCGCCCATAACTCTGGAACTCGCACCACTCGCTCGTCGCGGCGTCGTAAACATAGGTGCCGGTGACAAGGCGCATACAGAAGAAACTATGCCCCTCCTGGATGAAGCCGAACACCGAGGCCGTTGCGCTGGCGGCAATCCGCTCCTCAATCCCATGGTTGGACAACCGCTCGGGAACGTCGGAGGTGCGATAGACAATCCCGTCCGAACCGACCCAGAACAGAGCGTTGTCCATTTCGACCGAACAGCCGGTGGCAAATACACCCTTGGGGAATAGGCGTTGCTGGATCAGTGAGAACGGAAGTTCGAGGCTTCCCGTGTAGAACCACGGTTCGATCGTAGATTGCCCCATCAAATAGAGATTGCCGCGCATTGAAACAGCGTCGAGCAGGCTGTCGGGCTCCGATTCCGCCGAGGCAAAATCAAGCGCATCCCACGACCGCCCGTCCAGTTGCGCCGACCAGTAGTATTTCTGCGACCCGTCCCTTGCCGCGATAAAATGCCCGCTGATGAAGGTGATCGCGCGGACATTGGCGCTATCGGGAAACGTCACCGCGACGGTGTTGGTGCCGTTGTAGCTGTAAAGCGTTGTCCCCGCCGTCACGAGCAGTTCAAGCCCCGACGCCGCGAACGATACCGGCCCAGTCCCCGCAACCGCGTGGAGAAGCGTTGCCCCGCGATAGAGATTGCCGCCCGACACGGTGAACACATCACCGCCGAACGTTCCGGACTCACTGAATACCCCCCGGATCGGCCCGGAACCGACCGTTGAGCTAGTCGTCAACCCCTGCCGCGATAGCAGCACAACGCCATTTTCAGCCGAGGGCGTCGCTTCCAGAAACATGTTGACGAGGCGGAACTCGGGAAGCCCCCCTCTGTCTCGGCGATAACTCCCGCTCCCGTATTTGATCGCGGGCATCTAGAAATAGTCCGGCGCTGTGCGGTTGGCATCGCCGCCCATCTTGAGCGAAAGCCCGGTCCTGAACGAACCCGCCTGACGCTGAACGCCCTGCCCAACCTCGGTTCCGAACTCTTCGGCAAAGGCAATGGCGAGACAGGCGCTAAGCCCGCCCCGTCCCCGGCCCGCAAGCGGCGCCTCATCATCAAGCGATAGGTCGCTGATCGAAACCCATGCGCCGCCCGAGTAGAGATAGCGCGAGACGGTTCCGGCAACCGTATCGATCACCTCGACGAACGCCATGTCGTAAGGCGGGTAATCTGACCCATCGTCACTGACCGTCACCGGGATCGTGACCACGGCGCTGGACGTAACCGTCACCCGTTCGTTGGGCGCGGCTTCGTAATCGCTGTTGGTATAAACATCGGCGAGGCGGCCGAACATGCCGTTCGCGCCCCATTGCTCATAGAGGTTCTGTAGCTCGTCGAGGCCGTCCGCCATATCGTCGGCGGAAGGCTCCTCGCCCGCCGCATAGATGCGGGCCTTGCGGAGAGAGCGCGTAATGATGTCGCGGCAAGTCACGGCCATCTAGCGTTCCCTTCGTGAAGTATAGGACCGGCCCGCGCCGGATGAACGTGAGCGGCCACCCGCTGGAGAATAGGTTCGGCCCGACCCGCCGGACTGGCCCTGATCGCTTGCCCTCAAAACCAATGGCCGGACTGGCAAGATCGGAACAATGACGGTAGTCTCTGCCGAGACCTGCGAACCACCCGAGGCCATGCCCATTGCTTGCGCGATGAGGACGGCAAATACCGCTGCCCCGCTAGTCCCTGCGCTTGTCCCGGTTGCGGTAACGATCCCTGTGCCCGTTGCCGCCGCCGACCCCGCTCCGCTCGCCGTACCCGTCGCGGAAACCGTACTTCCAGCCGGGGCAGCGCCCGTCGCCGTACCCACACCGCTCGATGAACCGACAGCCTTTGTGGTAGCAGCAGCAATCGCGCTTGTGGCGCCTACCCCGCTGGCCGTTGCTGTGGCGCGAGACGTTGCCGCCCCGGTTCCAGTTGCTGCTCCTGTTCCACTCGACGAACCCGTTGCCGCCGCCGTCGAAACCCCTACACCGCTTACCGCCGCTGAACCCGCTGCCGAGCCCAAGGAACGGGCCGACGCCGCGCCAACCCCGCTTGCCGCCCCGCTGCCACTGGCGCTGGCCGTCGCAGTTGCGGTTGACTTGCCGACCCCGCTGGCCAAACCAGCCCCCGCGCTACTACCCGCCGAAGCCGCCGTGGAAGCGCCGACACCAGTTGCCGCACCTGTTCCACTGCTTGATCCCGTCGAGGCCGCTGTTGCCGCCCCTGTGGCGCTTGCCGCGCCTGTTCCCGCAGCAGTGCCCGTTGCAGGCGTGAGCGCCACACCCGTCGCCGCCGCCGCTGCGCTGCCCGATGCCGAACCCGTTGCGGCAATGACGTTGCTGCCAACCGTTGGCGGGGCGGACTTGTAGGGATGCCCGGCCGGGAGATCGGCCTGCGTACCCCAGCGGTATGCGAAATATCCTTCCAGCTTCTGACGGTCGGGCGCCGAGATCGCATTGGCCCAGACGACTTCCGAAATCGTCCCGTTGAGTTCCTGCCCTGCCTGCCCCCCGACGTGCCCACTTTGCCCGGAAGTAGAGGCATAGGTGCCGTCGGCAGTGCCGTTGAGGTAGAACGCGCCCGATGAACTGCCGTCCATGACGAGCGTGTAATTGGTCGTGGCGGCAAGCGTGGTGCCCGCCGAAAAGTCTCCCCCGGCGTAGGTTCCCCACTTTGACGCCGCGTTGCTCCGCAACAGCATCGTTACCGGGCTGGCGGTAATGCCGACATAGGAAGCGGACGCAGCAGTGGCAGGACGAACAACAGCGGCAATGGCGTGCGGCGAGGACGGTGCGCTGGCAATGAATAGACTGCCCGCCCCGGCGCCTCCGAAGGTCACGCCCGGCAGCGAGTTCGGTCCCGAGGTCTGGCTGTAGATCGGAGTCGTGCCAAGCGCGTGACGCGCGCTGCCGGACTTGTCGGACCATTGCGTGACCGCGCTCGATGCGTCCGTGATAACCGATAACGCGTCCTGGGCATCGACCCAGAACAGCAACCCGTCGAGATCAAGCGGCGACCATAATGTCCTCGGCGCCGGGGAACGCTTCGTCAGCATCGGCGAAAGCGATGCCTTGTTTCCTCCTAGCAGCGACCCGAAGGGATGGACGATAAACTGCGCCACGGCGCTAGGTCATGGGTGAGATATCATAGTCCTGCACGGTCATTGTTTCCGCCGTCGAACCAGACCGAAGCACCTGAAGCGAGGGGATCAGCGTCCCAGTCAGGTCAACCGATGCCGAGACGACCGCCGCCGACGCCGGGATGAGGATCGGCTGGGCAGTGCTAGCAATGACTGCCGGACCCGCCTCGAACCAACCTGTCCCGAACAGCGTTCCGGTCGCACCGAGCGAGCGGGCATGAATGTAAAGCTCGGCATTCCACGAGATATTCGTTTGCGAGGCAATCAGAGCAGTGGCGGCGCTGGCACACACCGAAACACCGTTGGCGTCGGCGCCGGTTCCGAACAGGATCGCCAGCGTCAGGTTGCCCGGCGTTGCCCCGGTGGTGATCTTGCCGAAAGCGCGAATGCGGAGCTTGCGGCCCGGCTTGTTGAAAAACTGCGTCCCCAGATTGTAACGCGCAGCGGGGATCAGCGCCTTGTTCGTGGTCGATAGCGTGACCGCCGCTTCATCCGCCGAGACAAGCGGGTCGATCGTCTCGTGCAAGTTGAATGATAAACCGGCCATGCCGTTACTCCCCGTTCAATGCGTTGTCGCGCGCGGCAAGCATCAATTCGCGCACCTTGTCCGGGTCGGTAATCCCGTCAGCAGACGCCTTTTCGACCGCAGCGATCATCGCCGCCTCGATCCTGCGCGAGGTATCGCTGGCCTCGCCGTTCCGGCCAACGGCGGCACCTGTCGCCTTGACGATCTTGGACTTGGCCATGACTAAGCCTCCGTGATCGTCGACGCGGTGGTCAACTGCGGCGTCACGCCGTTGCCGGTGACAATCGACGGGGAGATCGCGCCCGAATAGAGGATTTTGGTTGCACCCGACGAGGCGACGCCGACGCTGAAATAGGTCGCCGTGCCCGACCCGCCCGTACCTGCCGGAAAGGTAATCGCTGCAACCGGCGAGGTCGATGCCGCCGATGAAGCCGTCCAGCCACCAGTGGTCCGTGCCACCGCGACCCGCGCATAGCTGGTATAGGTGCATTCGCTGGTGGACTGCGTGCCGCCCGCGCCGGGATCGGCAGTGTGTAGCGCCACGTAAAGATTGGTCAGCGGCGAGGTCGCCGCATTGTCCGCGATGTTGGCAATTGCCGTCGCGTTGAAGATGAGCTTCAACAAATCATTGTCGAAGGTGGTGGATTTACCCATCGGACGGCTTTCCTAAAAAGTTAGGGCCGAGGTCTCCCCCGGCCCTGACCATTACTTGGCTGCGGTTTCCTTGCCGCTCAGTTCAAAGTGCGGATTGCCCGCCAGCTTTGCTTCCAGAGCGGGGGGAATGTCCGTCGCCTTGCCCTTCTCGAATACGAGACCAAGGGTCTCCATGACATCCGGGATATCCCGCTTGCTCGCGGGGATCGATGTATCGCCGACGTAAGTTGCCTTCATTTCAACTCACTCCTTAGGTTGCAGCGGTGAAGGGATAGGCAGCGCCAGGATCTTCGACGAGATACTCGACAAAGACGTTGAGTGTGCCCGCCGAACCGCCGCCGGTCCCGATGGTCGCCGTCACAAGCCGCTGGCCGAGGCCGACGTTCTTGAACAACTCCGTACCGACCGTGTTGGTCAGCGGGGTGTTGGCGACCACCGCCGTGCTGGCGATGTAGCCAGCCGGTGCCGCAACCGTGCCGACCGTGATCAGCGCGATTGCCGCCGTGTGGAACACGGTGACTTTCACCGGCACCGCGTAGTCGGGAAGATACCCCAAGTTGATCACGTCCGCCGCCGAGGTCGCACCCAGAGCAATCTGGAAATGCTCGCCCTTCAGCGATGACGCCGTGCCATGACTAGCAACCGGCATCTTCGACGTGACTTGAAGGCTGTTATAAGTTGCCATCAGTCATATCCTTTCAATTGAGGTTAGGCATCAGCCGATGCGGAAGCGTAGCCGGTGACGATCGACCGCTGGACGCCGAGCTGGTGGATCTTCTTGACCCCCAGCAACTCTTCGATGCCAACCCCCTTGCGGAAGTCGTAGTCGGCGAGGCGCGTCTTGGTCTGCGGCATCTGGCCCCATGCAACGGCCAGCGCACCGGCTCCGCACAGATACAGCGGCTCAACGTCCGAGGACGAATTGCCGACACCCGCAAGCATCTGAATTTCCGGCTCCTGCCGAATGATGAGACCGCGATAAAGCAGATCACCACCCTGGAAGATCGGGTTGTTCTCGATGCCGTTGCCTTCACGCGCGCGAGCATTGCTGTCCGCCGTGACGATGGTGGAGTCGAGTTCCAGATCGCGGAACGCGCGCGGGCCGACGAACACCACGAACCACTCCTGCCCGGCCATCTGGTCGGACTGGTACGGCGTGATCTTCGCGTCCGCCGCCATGCGCTTCATTTTCAGAAGCATGGCGGAAGTCGCCTTGTCGTTGGTCGTGTCGACGTTGAGCAACGAAGTCGCATGGACGTTGCTGGCGTTGTTCGACTTGTCCTTGCCGAAAAGCACTCGGTCGCTGTTGAGGGCGAGCCAGGTGTTCTTCTGCGCTTCCGTTGCCGAGGCATAGGGGATCGTCGAAAGCGTCGCGTCGTTGACGGTCAGCGCGCCCAACTCACGGATGATATCCGTCCGCAGGGCCTTCGATTCCCAGTTCTTCAGCGCGGGCTTGGCCGCGTCGAGCAGGTCGATGTCGGTCTTGTATTGCTCCGACTTGGGAACAATGACGGCATTGCGCCGCCAATCGACAGTGACCGGCATGTTGCCCGAGCCGAGATTTTCCTCGTTGCCTTCGAGAACCTGGCTGCCGGAAACGCCCGAGCCGCTGAGTTCGCCGATAAACGGCACGATGATCGTCTTGCCCGCGTCCGACTGGAGGTCGTACATGGTGACAATGATGTTGTCGTTGCCCGAACCCATATAGGGTTTGAACCGCGACGCACGGATGTAGGTATTGAAATAGTTCTTGCGCCATTTGGTCAGCGCAAGACCTGCATTAAGGACAGTTTCTGCCATCGGATTTACCTTTTACCGATGACCTCTTTGAACATCTCTTCGTCGCTCTGGACCGGCTCGGTCAGGATGCTTCCTGCCGATGGTGCCGAGGCAAGGCTTCGAGGGGGTATCGCGGAGGTCGTAGGGGGTGGAGGCGGTTGCCCGCCCGGTTGCTGCAACTGGCCCTGAGCAGCCTTCCACGCCTGGAATTGAGCGAACTCGTCCGGCGTGACTTTCGACGCGATTTCCTCGCGCTTATACTCAGAGACCACAAATCCTACGGGGTCGGGCGAGCTGGCGACCTTGGCATTGAAATAGGGGTCTGAATCGCACTTGGCGAACCCCCAATCCTTTGCCGCCTTCACCGTTTCTTCGCCGTGCTGGATGGAAGCGATACGCTCGGACCAACGCAAATTGGTCTGGTAGAGCGCCTGTGAGACTCTTGCCTCTTGCGCCGCAGCAAACCCTTCCGGGTCTTCATACGGATCGGGCATCTGGACCTGCGGGGCCGGTTGTGCCGCCCGTAATTGGGCAAGCTCGGCTTCAAGCGCTTTCCGCTTGTCCCGTTCGTCCAGCAGCGCGGCGAGCGGAGGCCGCTCGTCTTGCTTGGGAGGTTCGGGCGTTACAGGTGTATCGAGCAGCAATTCGTCCGGTTGAGGAGCCGGTTCCGCTGGCGTTTCCGCCTTCTTGGGTTCCGGGGCGACCGTGACCGTTTCCGGCTGATCGTCATCGCTGCTGGTATCGGCCAACGCGGCCGCCAGAAAGTCTTCGTCTTCCATGGGTTCCCCTCGCTCGCTGTATCGTCGCGGCGTTCACGTTGCGCCCGGTCCCCGGCGGCGAGCCTGCTGATTGCGTCCAGCGGTGACGAAACGCCCGAAACCCGGCGGCGGTATTTGCGGCGAACCGCGAATTGGTTATCCGGCCTGAGCGACCAGATTGTTATCGATGTCCGGAATGGCGTCGATCATGTGTGCCGCGCCAATCGCCTCAAGCCGGTTGCGAAGTTCCTGCGCCTCGGCCCGCGCCTGCGACAATGCGGCGTTGGCGGCCTTCAACTTCACATCCGCTTCGATCCGTGGATCAACTGGCGGCTGCTGCTGCGCCTGTTCCTCCTGTCGCGACTTGCGCTTTTCGATGATCTTGCGCTTTTGCGGCAGGTTCGAGGCTTCCAATATATCGTCGAACGGCACTTCCTGCGGGCCATAGACCTGCGCCAGCTTGACCAGTTCGGTATATTGTTCCTGCTGGACGTTGGCCGTGTCCGCCGTCGTGTCGATGATGATGTCCATGTCCATCTCGGCGGGGCGGTTCTTTACCCCCGTCACGACTTGCTGCATTCCGATCTGCGGCTGTCCGTCCGGCCCCATGACGATGCCCTGAACTTCCTGCACTTGCGGCTCATTGACCTGCATGAACTTCGCCGCGCCGATGTCGTCGGTCACGCGGATCGTCTTTTGCTCGGTCCAGAATTGCTTGATGCGCGCCCACATCTGCCGGTAAACGCGCAGTTCCAAATC